ATGAGATTCACGGACTGGCTGGATGCCGAACCTGGTCGCAACAAGGCGGTGGCAGAGCACTTTGGCTTGACGCCGAGCGCCATCACGCATTGGCGCCGGGCGGTGCCCCGAAGCCGCATGCACGAGTTGCATGCGCTGACGCAAGGGGCGGTGGACTTTGCGGGCATGTTGCCGCGATCCCGGGGCCCCGCAGCCCCGGCGGACCCCGATCCAGGGGTGGATTGATTGATGGATTGATTGACGGGGCGGATGGCCAGCGCCATTTCGATCCCTTGATTTCTCCTTCCATGGCGCTGACGCAGCAGGCGCCATGGACTTTGCCCGGCGCTGCTTTTGGCGCCGGGCGCTTTTCTTCAATGGGCCAGTGCGCTCCCTCGGGAGCGTGGGCGCCCGCACGCCTTGTGAGGAGTTTGACGAGCCATGCGATCACCACCATCCCCCATCCACGCGGGCACCAATGCCTTCGAGTCGGTGCGCCCACGGGGTACCGATGCTGCGCGCAACGCCTTTGCACGCCGGCCCGAGGTGCCTGCTGGCTCGGTGCTGCTGTTCAACCGCCGAGGCTTGCGCACCGTGGGCCTGGCCCCGCGGGTGCAGGGCTCCATCTGCATCGAAAGCCGGGCCCAGTCGCAGGCCAGCCTGGACCAGAGCCGCCGCATTGCGCGCGACTGGAGGCAGTGATGGCGGCTGGCAACACCGTAGAGAGCCTGACTTCCGACGTACTGCGTGCAGCCGCGCAATCGGCGGCCGCGCAGCACATTCCTCTGGCCGAAGCCAACCACCACGAGCCGGGCACCGCGTTGTGGGCGCAGTTCAACGAGGCCTATGCCGCGGGCCCGGGGCAGGAGGGCGCGTGAGCAACAGAAGCAGTAGCAATGGCAGCAGCAATGCCCAGGGCAGCACAGGCCTGCCTGCACCGCTGACCTTGCCCGCCTGCGACCTGAGCGACTTTGCGTACATGGAGCTCGACGTGCGGCGCCTGCGCGACTCGAAGTTCGCGGCCGCTGCCGAGGGCGAGGCGTTTCGCGCGGGCATTTTGCTGTGGTGCGCGGCCTGGCACCAGGTGCCGGCGGCTTCGCTGCCCGACGACGATGTGGAGCTGGCCAACCTGGCCGGCTATGGCCGCGTGCTCAAGGAATGGAAGAAGGTGCGCGCCGCCGCGCTGCACGGCTTTGTGAAGTGCGCGGACGGGCGCCTGTACCACCCGGTGGTGGCAGAGAAGGCCATTGCGGCCTTTGCCGCCAAAGAGAAGTACGCGTACGAAAAATTCTGCGACCGCCTGCGCAAGGAGAACGCCAAGCGCGCCAAGGAGGGCAAGCCGCCACTGGACGTGCCCACGCAGGCCGTGTGGAAAGCGGGGGCCTCCCCGCAGGGAATTGCGCCGGCAGGTGGGGGCCATGGGCCACAACAGGGCGACGGCTTTCCGCCGGAAATCCTTCCTCCGTCCGCCGGAAATCCACCGGAAACCGGCCTTAAAGGGAACCGAAAGGAACGGAGCGGAGAGCGAGACAGAGAAGGAGAAAGAGAAGGAACGGATCTTTTTGGAGAAGGCAGCACCGTTGCTGGCGCAACGGGCGGCGGCGCAGCGGCCCGGGGGCAGGGCACCGCCGTGGGCGTGGCGCCCGCCAGCCGCAGCGGCGATGCCGGTGCTGCCCTGCCACCCCAAGGGCCGGCCGACGGTCTGACGCGCGACGAGCTGTGGTCCGTGGGCAAGTCGCTGCTGCAGCAGGCCGGCATGCCCAAGGCGCAGTGCGGCAGCTTTGTGGGCCGGCTGTGCAAGGACTATGGCAACGACATCGTGATCGACGCGGTGCGCGCCACCTGCGTGGCCCGCCCGGCCGACCCGGCCCAGTACCTCAAGGCCATCTGCATGCGCGTTGCGGGGCAGCGTGGCGCTGGCCCCACCGCAGGCACCCACACGCCGGGCCTGGTTGCGCCGGCCAACCGGCAGGAGGCGCTGGAGAAGCGCAACCGCAGCGTGGCCGATGCCTGGGCGGCCGAGGTGCCCGAGGCGTTCGCCAATCACCCGCAGAAACCTCACCACCCCACCAACCATGGACAGGAGCAACCGCATGCAGCCCTCTGAACGCGCCCCGTTTGCGCAACTGGTCACCGACGTGCTCGCCTACTACCGGCAGGACGCCAGCCGCTTTGTGCTGGATCTGTGGTGGGGTGCGTGCCAGTCGTTCGAGCTGTCGCAGATCCGCCAGGCCATGCAGCGCCACGCGACGGATGCCGAGCACGGCCGCTTTGCGCCGCGCGTGGCCGACGTGGTGCGCATCCTTGCCGGCACGGCGGCCGACCGCGCCGCGCTGGCCTGGGGCAAGACACTGGAGGCCATGGGCAGCGTGGGCGCCTACACCGACGTGGTGTTCGACGACCCTGCCATCCACGCCACCGTGCTGGACCTGGGTGGCTGGCCCAAGGTGTGCCGCACCGACCTCAAGGAGCTGAGCTACCTGCAGCACCGCTTTTGCGAAAGCCACCGCGCCTACACCGGGCGCGGCAGCTTCGACTACCCGCGCTGCCTGGGCGGCGACCGCAGCCCCGACAGCGAGTACGCCAAGGTCGGCCTGCCCCCGCCGCGCATCGCATTCATTGGCAATGCGGAGCGCGCACGCCTGGTCTACGAAGGCGGCAGCGCGGTGGGCAAGACGGCGGTGCGTTTTCACACGCTGCAGGCCCTTGCGGCAGCGCCGCGTGCCGCAACCCATATGTCTTCTGCAGCGCCGCGTGCCGCCGCAACGTTGCCTTCGACAGCGCCTGGTACCCCGCCGCGCGCTCTGGCCTCCACGGGCGTCAGCCCGGCGCAACCACGGCCCGGCGCATTGCGTGCCGAGCCCGTGGTGCGCCGGCCTGCCTACCACCAGGGCGCCGCCAACCAACCACTGAACACCACCGCAGAAAGGACGTACCACCCATGAAAGCCATGCTCATCAAATCCGCCGAAGGCCTGCGCGGCACGACGCCCGACGACCAGGACGCCTGGGCCCGTTTCACGCGCAAGCTGGAGGTGATGAAACCCGGCACCTGCCTGCGCATGGAATGGAGCCGCCCGCGCAACGGCCCGCAGCACCGGCGCCTGTTCGCGCTGCTGCAGGTGGTGGCGGAGAACAGCGAGATCTACGACACGCGCGAGAAGGCGCTGGTGGCCGTCAAACTGGCGGCTGGCTACTGCGACGATGCCATCGACCCGCGCACCGGCAGGGCGGTGCCCATCGTCCAGTCGATCCGCTACGAGGCCATGGACCAGCAGACCTTCGAGCGCTTCTACGCGGCGGCGCTCAATGCGGTGCTGCAGGTCATCCTGCCGGCCATGGACCGCACCACCCTGCTGCGGCTGATCGCCATGGTCGAGGAGGGCTGGGCATGAGCGCCGCGCCGTTGGCTGCCACGCGCCTGGGCACGAGCGCTGCGGTCTGCGCGCTGCTGCAAAGCGATGGGGCAGGGCAGCCATGCCCCGCATGCCAGGCCGCGCAGACCCGCGCGCACAGCCCTCTGTTCCGCGCCCACTGCCACGGCTGCAAGGTGCGTGCGCTGGCACAGGGCCCACAGTTCTGGCGCTCGGTGAAGGAGGGCGCCCACACCGATGCCTACCAGGGCGAGCTGGCCGCCGTGTTCGGCGCGGCCGGCGCCGCCGCAGGCCATGCCGTGGTGCTGGCGGAGTACCGGCGCCTCACGGTACTGCAGGACAACGCCGCGCGCTGCGGCGTGTTGCCACGCGAGCGGCGCAGCGATGCCACCGATGGCCGTGACATCGACACCCACAACAACGATGCAGGACGAGCATGCTGATGACCGACCACACCAACAACCACCACCGCACCGTGGAAGAAGCGTACACCCGTGCGGGCACTTCGTCCTCCAACCTCAAGGTGGACCCCTATCGCCGCGGCGATGCCGACGTGCTGATTGCCGCCGGCTGGTCGCCCGGCATGCTGGGCGGCGCGCTGATGCGCCTGCGCGGCGAGTGGGACAGCACAGCGCACCAGCGCCGCAGCCACCCCGAAGCCGATGCCGTGCAGCTGCTCTCGCGCCTGCGTTCGCTTGCGCAGGTGCTCGAGGCCGTGGAGCGCTGGGCCGCTGCCAAGGGTCTGGCCGATGCACGCACGCTGGCGCGCACCAGCGTGTGCTATTGGCTTGACCCGACCTGCCGCACCTGCATGGGCCGCGGCAACGCGCTGGTGCCCGGCACGCCCATGCTGGGCCGCGTGTGCAAGGCCTGCGGCGGCAGCCGCAAGGCGCGCGAGCCCATGGGCCAGGACGGCCGCCGCATGCTCAACATGCTGGACGATTGTGTGAGCCGCAGAAACCAGTCGATGAAAAAACGCTTGCACAACGCCATGCACCGCGGTTAGAATTGCATCAGACGATTGCAGAGGGTGCTTACCCTCTCGCCCGTCGCCCCTCTGTTGATTGCCCGCAGCCATAGACTGGCTCCTCGCCTTTAGCGACTGCGGTAGATGGTTGGGGTGGTGTGTCGTCTTGAATTTGTCAATCCCGCATGGTTTGCCCTGCGGGATTTTTTGCTTTTGCGGCCCTGCTTTGTTGGCAGCGGCCCTGGTTTCGTTCTCCCTCTTTTCCCACTGTCCAACGTGCATGGCGCACCCGCGCTGCGCGCGCGTTGCGGCGTGCGCCAACATCCATTCGCCGAGGTCTCCATGAACCCTGCCACGAAAGCACTGCATGAAACCCTGATCCGCCTGGCCAAGGGTGCGATCACCGCTTGGGAGCAGTGGCTGCACAAGCAGCAGCCGCAGCAGCAATCCTGACCCACCGTTCACTCTGCCCCGCGGCAGGCCGCTCTTCTGGATCTTCCGGGGACACGCCTGCCCCACGCCACGCAGACCTTGCGCCGCACTTGTTTGATGCGGCTTTTTTGTTTGTTTGTCACTTCATTTTCTCCACTGAAAGGCCCATTCCATGGCTGTATCTCTGCCCGACGGCGCAACCATCGCCATTGCAACCACCTACGGCTCGGTCAAGACCGTGACCGCCGTTACCAACGCCAACCCCGGTGTCATCACCTCGGCCGCGCACGGCCTGCTCAACGGCGCTTTCTACGAGCTCAAGTCGGGCTGGCAGAAGATCAGCGACCGCGTGTTCAAGGCCGCCAACGTGGCCACCAACGCGCTGGACGTGACCGGCATCGACACGACGGACACCAACCGCTTCGCGGCCGGGACCGGCGTGGGCAGCCTGCGCGAGATCACGGCCTGGACGCAGATCCCGCAGATCCTGGAGTTCACCACCAGCGGCGGTGACCAGCAGTTCGCCAACTTCTCCTTCCTGGAAGAAGACTACGAACGCCAGCTGCCCACGGTGACCAGCGCCCAGTCGATCCAGATCGGCATCGGCGACGACCCATCGCTGCCCGGCTACCAGGCCCTCAAGGCCGCCGGCGAAGCCCGCGCCATCCGCGCGCTGAAGGTCACCCTGCCCAACGGCGCCGTGCTGCTCTACAACGGCTTCGTGTCGTTCAACGAAACGCCCACGCTGACCAAGGGCAGCGTGATGCAGGTGCGCGCCACCATCTCGCTGCAAGGCCGCCCCACGCGCTACTGAGCGCGCCAGGCGCCGTAAGGCGCTGTTCTCTGTGCCTGCAGTCACCTCTGGTCCTGCAGGCAGGACCCCCTGCACCGACCCGGCCCTGTTCGCTCCTTCGAGGGGGCGGCAGGGCTGGGCACGGGCTTTTCTATTTTTGTTGACTGTTTCTCCCTCGAAAGAACCACCACCATGGCCAAACTCGTTATCGGCAAGTCCACCCCCAAGTCCTTCGCACTCAAGGTGGAAGTGCCCACACCGCACGGGCTCGACGAAGTGAACTTCGACGCCCGCCACCTGCCCTCCACCGTGTGGGCCAAGATGCGCGAGCAGCACGCCGAAGCCATCGGCAAGACCGTGCAGACCCTGTTCGACGCCGCGCGCCAGGAGGCCGAGAAGGCGCATGCCGCCGAGCAGAAGGACAAGCCCGCCGCCGCCAAGAAGCCCGCCGGGAAGAAGGCGGCCGCTGCGGCCGCCGATGCGGTGGACGTGTCCGACGCCGACGCCAAGGAAGCCGCCATCACCGCGCTGATCAAGCCCGTGAAGGAAAGCGACATCGCCAGCCTGCGCGCCCGGCTCAGCGCCGAGCTGATCGTGCAGATCGTCACCGGCTGGGACCTGGACGAACCCCTGGGCGTGGACGCCCTGGTCGACATGTGCGACAGCTACCCCGGCGCCGCCGAGGCCGTGTTCAAGGCCTACAACGAAACCCGCGAAGGCTTGCGCCTGGGAAACTGAAGGACATCGGGCGCGCGCCCTACCAGAAGCCGCCCGATGAATCCGAGCTGGCCGTGTGGGGCATGCGGCCCAGCGACTTCCCCGAACAGACCGTGGAAGTCTGGCCCGAGCACGTGGACGCCTGCCTGCTGTTTTGCAGCGTGAGCACCCAGTGGCGGGTGGGGATGGGTGGGGCTACGGGGCTGGACTACCCGGCCGTGTTTGCGACCCTCGATCGGCTGCACCGCGACAAGACCGATGACGAGCGCGATGCGATCTTTGCGGATGTGCAGGTGATTGAACGGGCGGCGTTGGAAGAGATGAATAGCGGCAGGGATTGAGGGGCCCGGGGTTCAAGCTGGGTTTCTCTTTGCCTGAACGCTTGCAGGCATCGCCACTGGTGCCATCCCATTTTCATGAGGCCTTGTGCTGCGCATGCGCGCCGAGGTTACCGGTGGCCGAGGACAAGGCTGCTTTGATTTGAATCGACTGTGGCCAGGCCGCCTTCGGGTGGCCTTTTGTTTTCTGGACGCGCGGGTCGCCGGGTCCTTTTCAATGGGGAGTGTGAAGATGACTATTCTGTCTGCAGCGGTTGGTGCTGCGCGAATGACGGCCCAGATTGCGGGCGCGATAGGCGAAATCAACCAAGTGATTTCGAACGGAAAAAAGGCAGAGGAATCTTTGGAAGGAATCGGCAATAGTGCCAAGGTTGCTTCTGCAGAAGTGCAGAAGCTGCCAGGCAAATTCGCCGAGCTTTTTGGGGCCATTCAGTCGGGTCAGGCTTCCGCAGGGACCTTCCTGAAGTTTGGCGCGGATCTCGTGCAGAGCTTTGGCGGCGTGGGCGCCGCTGCACGCGGCGTGATGTCGTTGGTGACTCCCTTCAATGCGGCAGTTGCGGCGGCCGGCCTGTTGGCCGAAGCCTACAAGGAAGGGAGCAAGGAAGCCGATCAATACGCCAGAGTCATCGCTCTCACGGGCAACGCTGCTGGAACTTCGGTGTCACAGCTGCAGGCCATGGCGGACGGCGCTAGCCGAGTAACTGGCTCCCAGGCGAAGGCGGCTGAGGTGTTGGCGGCGCTTGCCGGTACCGGGCAAGTGGCTTCGGGCGATCTGGAGAAATTCGCGGTCACGGCCATCCAGATGGAGCGCAATGTGGGAGTGTCAGTTGCCGACACCGTCAAGCATTTCGCAGAGCTGGGAGCCTCACCCGTCGAAGCGTCGCGAAAGCTCAATTCTCAGTATGGCTATCTCACCGCTAGTGTCTATTCTCAAATCAAGGCGTTGAAGGAGCAGGGTGACACCCTGGGGGCTGCGGGGCTTGCACAGCAGACCTATGAAAGGGCCATGGCGAATGTGAGTACCACCATGGAAGGCCGTCTCGGCTTGATGGAGCGCTCGTGGAGAGCGTTGGGAAACGTCGCTGCCAAGGCCTGGGACAAGATGCTCAATATTGGGCGTGAAGACGGTGTTCAGCAACAATTGGCAGACACATCGGCTCGCATTGCCGTACTAAAAGAGCAAACTGCTGGCAAAGGCCCGGGCATCGTTGAAGGCGAGGGCGGTGCAGCGTTTGGTGCCGGTGCCAATGTGGCGCAGGCGCGCCGTCTGGCAGAACTGAAGATGCTTGAAGAGAGACGGGCTTTTCTGCAGGAAAGTGTGCGCTTGGACAAGCGTGGAGCAGAGGCCCGAGCTCAACGTAATCAGGATGAGAAGGATGCGCAGGATGCAGAGGACAAAATAGCCCAGCGGCAGGCCAAGGGGCTCAGCGAGAAGCAAAAGCTCAAGGCCGCCTTAAACGACTACGACCAAGGATTGGACTTGCTGCGCAAGGTTAATCCGAAGTCTGACGCGTTGAACCCTGAGGCCATGGCCAGGGGGCGGCAGTCAATCATTGATGAGTTCACGCGCAAGCGCAGCGGTGGCCCCGTGGCTGCTCCGATCTCGGTCCCTGACTCGGACGCCTTCAAGCAGTACACGAAGACGATGGCCGAGTTTTCGACCATTTCCTCGAGTGCGGTGGTCCAAACCGAGAACCTCTCCAAGACGCAGGCAGAGCTTCGCAATATCCAGGGATCTCCCGTATGGGCCGCGTACAGCAGGCAGCAGCAAGAACAGATCATTCTTGCTGCCTCCTTGTCGCAGGCCGACGAGGATCGGGCCAAGGCAGCCGAAGAGGCCAAGAAGAAGTTGAACCAGGCAGCAGAGGCACAGCGCCAGGAGACGGTTGCAACCGTTACCGCTGCAGCGCAGGCTGAGACTGAGCTGGCGAACTATGGGCTGCTGAAAAGTCAGGTGCAAGAGCTTGCCCTGACGAAGCTGATCGCAGCGCGGGACTCCGAGGCCTTGGCTGGCAAGGATGTATCAGAAATCGAAAAGCGCATTGATGCTCAGAAGAGACTTGTCGCCGCAGCCAAGGGCATTGAGGCCGCAGGGACTAAGGCGCAGGCTGCAAAGGAGCAAGAACAAGAGTGGAAGCGCACTTCGGAGAGCATCAATAAAAGCCTGACCGACGCCTTCATGAAGAGCCTGGAGTCCGGCAAGGACTTCGGGAAGAACCTGGGCAATGCGCTGAAGGAGCAGTTCAAGAGCCTGGTGCTCAAGCCGACCGTTAGCGCCATCATGAGCCCGATTTCGGGAATGCTCAGCACCGCTGTATCTGGGATCATGGGAGGTGGTGGGCCAGGTAACTCCGGCACGCTGGGAAATCTCTTGAGCCTTGGTCAAAGTGCCTACGGTGCCTACACCGGCACTGGCCCACTTGCGGCTGGCTGGAATGCCCTTTCCAGCTGGGCGGGGCTTGGTGGCGCTGCCTCGACAGGGACAGGCATCCTCGTATCGACAGGCGGGGCAACTACTGTTGGCTCAACTCTGGCGACTGGTGCGCAGGGTTTGGGTTTTCAAGCTGCCTCCGCCAATTTTGCAAGCGGTATTGGTAGCACTATTCCAGGAATGACAACGGGAAGCACTATTGCGGGTACAGGTGGTGGTGCCGGAATTGTGGTCAATACAGCTAACCCGGCTTTGGGTAGTCTGGGTACAGGTGGTGGTGCTGGCGCTGCTGGCACCAGCGTGGCCGCCGTTGCCGGGTGGCTAGCCTTGGTCGCCGTCATCGGCAACATGATGGGCGTTTTCCAGAGTGAAACCAAAGTCGGTGAGGGGTTGCGCGGCACTCTTACCGGCAATAGAGATGACCAGCTTCGGGCCTGGGAAGAGACCCGCTACGGCGGCACGTTTATCAACGGCCCTGAATTCGAAACGATGGAGCCGTTGACCCGGCTCAAGGAGTACAAGAAGACCCGCGAACGATTGGTTGCAGAAGATGCAGCGGAAGACGCCAAGGATGTCGAGCTTCGGAAAAATCCCACCTCGAACATGGTCGAGCGGGATGCGTTGAACCAAGGCCGTGAGAGCGAAATCGCATCGTTCACGCAAGGCATCATTGACTTGCAGAATCGAACCGAAGGTCTTGAGGAGAAGACCCGTATGCAATCCAAAGCCATCCAGGAAGGGTACAAAGTTACCCGCGATGGCGTGATCAAGATGACGGAGAACGTTGGCCTCAGCACCGAATCCATCAAGAACTTTGGGTTTGAGTTGGACACCCAGGATCTGAACTTTCAAGGCCTCAATCCGCAAGAAATTCAAGCCAAGATTGTTGCGGCATTGGACAAGTCTGCCAACAAGATGGCCGAAGGGCTGCTGGGACACTGGGAAGAGAAGCAGGTCGAAGTAGAGCAGCGAATCTGGACCAACGTTGGCGGCGAAGGTCAACAGATGTCGATGGTTTTCGAGGACGTGACCAAAACGCTCACGAAGACCACCTACGTTGCCAGCGAGTTTGCAAAGGATGGAGAAAAGCCCATCCAGACGCTCACCCGCCTGTCAAATAGCTTCACGGCTGTCAACGATGCCTCGGAAGCCATGGGCTTTGGCCTGCACACCGCGAGCCTGGCTGCAGCCGACTTTGCCAGTGACGTCGTGGATGCTTTCGGCAGTTTGGAGCGCTTCAGCGCCATCACCGGTTCATTCATACAGAACTTCTACACCCCAGAGGAACAGCGGGAGGCAATGGCCAACCAGGGCTCCCGCTCGCTCAAGGCCGCTGGTGTGAATGTCTCGGCGGAGCAGTTGCTGGGCGGTAGCAGGGACAGCGTGAAGACGGCGATGCAAGGGTGGATCAGTTCGGGCGCAGCTGCAGAGGACTACGCCCCGGTGATGGAGATCCTCAATAGCCTGGCACCCTTGTGGGCTGGGTACGAGGCCGCTGCACCGGCCGTCGAGAACCTGTCCAACGCCGTTGACGAACTGACCCAGAAGTTCAATGGTGCCAAGGATGCTTTGCTCAATGATGCGAAGTCGCTGTCCGTAGATCTTCTCCGTGCCCAGGGCAAGGAAGGCGAAGCCAAAGCGCTTGAGCGTACGAACTACCTGGCCGGCTTCTCGGACCTGGATGAAGTGCGCCGCCAGGAGCTCGGTACGCTGTATGACATCAACACAGCCACCCGCCGCGCTATCGACGTGCAGAACGAGCGCAATGGCTTGCAGACCGAGCTCAATTCACTGACCGATGACGCAACCCAGGCGCTGACCCGTCAGCGTGACGCGCTGGATGAGTCCAACCGCGCTCTCTTCGACAACGTGCAGGCCGTCAAGCTGCAGAAAACCATTGCAGAAGAACTGCCCGGCGTCGTCGACAAGTACCTGAGCCCTGCACAGCGCCGGCAATCGCAGTACGACAAGGTCGCTTCCGACCTGAACGCGGCGGGGCTAAAGGTCAGTGCCGACCAACTGATGGGCGTGAGCAAGGCGCAGATCGGTGCGGCGGCTGTGGAGATCTACAACTTGGCAGGGGTTTCCGATGAGGCCCGCTTGGCCATCGTGCGTGCGGCGGGTGCCCTGGCGGATTTGAAGGATGCTGACGTTGACAACGCTTTTGCTGCGCTGGAGCGCGCGGTGGATGCGCAGCGCACGGTTCTGAACGAAGCCATCGCCGAGCTGACCACCGTGTTCGAGACTGCACGTGATGCAGCGAAATCTCTGTTCGGTGAGGTCGAGAGTGCGGTGCAGTTCCAGGGCGATGAGGGCCGTGCCTTCATCAGCAATGCGCTGAGCGTTGCGCGGACCGCGGGGTACTTGCCGGACAGCAAGGAGTTTTCCAAGGCGGTAAGCGACGCGACCGGAGCCCTGGGCCAGCAGATGTTCGCCACGCAGGCCGAGTCTGACTACCAGCGATTGGTTCTTGCCAATGAGCTCAAGGGGCTGCAGGACATCAGTGGCGACCAGTTGGAGAAGGCCAAGACACAGCTCGAAACGTTGGAGGAACAGCTGAAGGTTCAGCGCCAGCAGGTCGAAGCCTTGGGCGGTATCGACGCCAGCGTACTCAGTGTGGAGCAGGTCATTGATCGCCTGGCAACCGCGATGAACGGTGCACAGGCCACGCCACGTACGCCGACGACGACGCTGAAAGGGGCCGGTGGCGCCAGCTATGACCTCACCACGGGCACAGGGCAGACCTCTTCTGGGGTTGCGTTCAGCGGTAGCGCCATCAAGGAGGCTGCGCTCAAGGCCATCAGCGAAGGCGCTTCGCCTCAGCAGATTTACAACATCATCCGCGACAGCGGCTTCACCGTGGCGCAGGCCGAGCAGATGGCGGGCTCTGCGCCTGGCAGCTTGCAGAAGCTGGAGGCGGAGATGGGCTGGGCCGCTGCCTACGGTGGCACTGGCAGCTATTCCAAGCAGTCTGCCTACGGCGCATCGGCCCTGGCTGAGCCCACTGCCTATGACCCCACTGCTGCAGGCAATGGCAACCAGCAGATCGTCTCTGCCCTGCAGGACGTGCGCGCCGAACTGATCGAGGTGCGCAGGCAAAACGACCAACTGCAGTACGCCGCAACGCGCACCGCCGATGCCGTCAACGGGCGGCCCGAGGCCCCCATGCTCGTGGAGAACGTTTAAACATGAACATCATCGACAACATCACCATCACCGACACCATGGTCGGTGTCGGCACCACCATTGCCGAGCCCTCCACGGGCGAGACGGCGTGGGCCTCTGGGGTTGCCTATGCGGTGGGCGATATCCGCATCCGCGCAACGACGCACCGCAAGTACAAGTGCGCGGCAGCGCACACCAGTGCCACGACGCCTGTGCCTGAAAGCGATGGCACACGCTGGGTGGACATCGGCCCCACGGACCGCATGGCGCCGTTCGACATCTACACCAGCACGCAGGCGCTGGCCACGGGCAGCTTGACCTACGTGCTCAAGCCGGGCTATTTCAACAGCCTCGCGCTGTACGGCCTCACGGGCGGGCAGTACAGCGTGGCGGTGCGCGATGCACCGGGCGGCGCGGTGATCTACGCGCGCTCGGGCTTCCTGGTGGACGATCCACTGGGCTGGTACGAGTACCTCTTCACCACCGCGCGGCCGGTGGGCAAGCTGGTGTTCACCGGCATCCCGATTCGCCCTGCGGCCGAGCTCACGCTGACCATCACGGCGGCCGCTGGCCAACCGGTGGGTATCGGGATGATCGTGGTGGGTGACTACATCCCCCTCATCAGCGACGAGGCCCAGTGGGGCGGCACCCAGTACGGCGCATCGGCCGAACCGGTGACCTACAGCTACATCAAGACCAACGACGACGGCACCACCAGCATCGTCAAGCGCCACAGCGCGACGAACCTGCGCGCCAGTGTGGTCATGCCGCGCGAGCATGCAGACGCGGCGCTCAAGACCCTGCAGCGCGTGCTTGATCGCCCTGTGGCTTTCTTCGCCACGCCCGCCAAGGGCTACGAGGGCCTGAACGTTTTCGGCATTGCTTCCTCCTCGCCCGTGGGCTACGACAGCTTCGGGCACGCCTCCATCAACATCAACGTGAAAGGGCTCATCTGATGCCAACCAATCCTCCGAACATCACCGCGCTGCCCAGCCCACCGGATCCGAATGATCGCAGCAGTTTCAATGTGCGGGCTTATCCGTGGAGCGTGGCGCAGCAGACGTTGGCGACTGAGGTGGCGGCGGTGGCGGCCAATGTGAAAGGCAATGCCGATGAAGCCGTTGCTGCCGCAGGCGTCGCAGGCGCCAAGGCGGCCGAGGCACTGGCCAGTCAGGCAGCGGCAGCGGCCAGTGCCGCAAGCGCGCTCAATGCCCCTGGCACCACCGCTACCAGCGCCAGCAGCCTGGCTGTGGGCGCGGGGCTCAAGAGCCTGACCCTGGCGCAGACTGGCAAGGCCTTTGCCGTTGGCCAGCGCGTGGTGATCGCCCGCACCAGCGCCGCGAGCACGGTTCGCATGGTGGGCTACCTGGAGGCTGCAGACCCTGCTGCCGGAACGCTGATTGCACGTGTCGGGCCGTCCGACTTTCTGGGTAGTGGCACCTATTCTGACTGGTCGATTTCGATGGCGGGGGAGGGTAATAACCTGGTTCCGCTCACAAGCAGTGATGTGGGAAAGTTCCTGGGGGTGGTGGCCGGACCTGGCCTCGGCCTGGTTGCCATGACGGGCTCGGGTGGCGGTGCGCTCTCGGGCTCGCAGACGCTGACCGCAGGGGGCAGCTATGCGGTCAGCCCCACGGCCAATGGACAGTTCGTGACCTTGCCCGATGCGACGACGATTGCGACGGGTGCAGCCACCGTCAACCTCAAGAACTCGGGCAACTTCACGCTGGGGGTGCGCAACTTCGCAGGCATTGTGCTGGGTTTCCTGCAGGCGGGCGAGTCTGCGCTGGTGGGCCTGGCCGTCAACTCGTCTGCTGGCGGTGTCTGGGTGATCGACTTCCCCTCGGTAGCGGTATCACGAGGTCAAATCCCCAGCACCATCGGCACGCTGATGGGCACGGTGCAGGTGGGCACCAGTGACGTGTATGTGATGTTTGGCCATTCCATTGCAGGGCTGGCCATTAGTTTCAATGCTCAGGCCATCGATGCCTCCACAGGGGCTGCCGGGCCCGTTGCGACCTCGTTGGCGGCGAACTGGGTCGGGCGTAGTACGGCCACTGTGTGGTCGCTCGAGGGATTCTTGCTTGGAGCAGGGACCATCATCTTGGACATGGTGCATTCATCCACTTACAACGACGGATACTCAACGACCACCCGGACGGGCAGAAATTTTGCACCCATCACGGTGGATGCCGCGTTGAACGTGAGTTTCGGCGCGGGGACAGGTCATGACTTTGGCAACAACGGCAGCTACAACCGGTTCGCAAGAGCGGTGATTTCTGCCACCAAGTTCGCGCAATCCCACTGTGAGGGGGGGGATACCCAGTCGTACTCCTACGTGGTCTCCCTGTCGGGTGGCAGCTTGAGCAAGACTGCGACGGTTTCTACGGCAGGGGCCTATGTCGTCGCGGCAACCGCGGCCGGCGATGCCTTGCTGGTTCCAAAAAGCATCGCTGGAAGCACCCCCAATGCGTATGTGCTCAGCAGCGCGGGCACGCTGGGCTCTCCAGTATCTGTCTCTGCCATCTCGGGCTATAGCCAGGTGTTCGGACCCACTGCTTCCGGCCACTTTGCCTTGGTGGCGGGGTATTCCGCTTCCAGCTCCGCTGCTTCGATGGTCAAGCTTGCGGTCAGCGGAATGGCCATCACGGTCAGCAGTGCGGTGTCGTACCCGCAGTCGACGCGCTCCGAGGCGGGCAGCAGTTCCCTGCGCAACAACACGGCGTCGTGTATCGCGGAAGGGGATGCCCTGCTTGTTGCGGATACGTCGGACTACATGAACCGGGCGTTCTTTGTGCGGGTGGACCTCAGCGGATCTACCCCGGCCCTCGGCGCCATGCTCAATGTGCCGCTGTACGTCTCCTCGTACCCCCAACCCTGGGTGCAGGCTGATGGCAAGCTCATTACGCTTTACAAGAGAGAGGGCAGCGATTTCTACTGGCTGGTCTTTGAGCGACCCAGCGCAGGTCCTTACCTCGGGGGGACCTTGGTGCTCCTCAAGACGACGCTCGCCTCCGGCGCGTTCACGCTCACTGGGTTCAAACGCCGCAGGTTCTACACCAAGGAAAACAACGACGGGACGTTCAACAACGCCTTCCAACTGGGTGGGCGGCTTCTCTTGGTGTGCCGTGGCTATCCCTTTTCCAGCAGCATCGGCTACAGCGGCCGAGTCCTCAATGGACCCGCCAGCGGGTACCTGATCGACGGAATGAACATTGCGTCCTTTCCAGTGCCTGATGAACTGCTGGAGTGCGTGAACCTGCCTGGAAGCACGAACAGCACCAAGTCTGTCGGGCTGTATGTTCCGAGTGCAATGGGGGGTTCCGGGGTGGGCCCCGAACTGTTTGGAGTGAACCGATGATCGCAGTAGTCAATGCCGTGTCCGGCGCCGTCGTGGGCGTGTTTTCCAAAGTCGAGGAGCTGGCCGACCGCTATCGCTGCGATGGCCTGACCGACATTCCAAAGCTCCTGCAGGATGCCATCGTGCAGGTTCCGGTGGAGCCGGGCTTCAATGCCATGGCCTACCGCTACGAAAGCGGTGCGTTCATTGCTTTGCCACCGTTGCCAGTGGATACCACTGCGCTCATCAGCAGCGTCAAGGCGCTCGCGCAAGCGCGGCTGGACGCGTTTGCGCAAGCCCGCGGCTACGACGGCATTCTTGGGCTGTGTACCTACATCAATGATGCGAATCAGGTCTTTGCCGCCGAAGCGCGGTGTGGCGCTGATTTGCGCAGCCAGACCTGGGCGACGCTGTGGGCTTTTCAGCGCAAGGTGATGATGGGCGAACTGCCCGTGCCAGCTACTTCCGAAGAAGTACTGGCCGCACTGCCAGCGCTGGAATGGACCACGCCACCCATCATGGAGCTCGGGTCCATCCCCGTGGTGCAGCCATGAATCAGCCCTTCGTACAACTGGGCTGCGTAGACAACCTGTTTTCTCGGCAGATGGTGTTTCAGCAGGTAGGGGACATGGAGATCGGCCACACCCACCAGTTCAACCACCTGACGCTTCTGGCCTACGGCTCATTGCGGGTCACGGTGAACGGCAAGACCACGGACTTCCATGCGCCGCAAATGATCTTCATCAAGGCCGACCAGGTGCATGAGCTCGTTGCGCTGCAGGCCGGTACGGTGGCTTTTTGCATCCATGCCTTGCGCGATGGCCATCGGGTAGAAGACATCCTGGATGCGTCCCTGGTCCCGGATGGCGTGGACCCGCGCTCACTGGCCTTGCCCGTTGTTTGCAATGCCAGCGGCGATGGGCGACCCCCGCCCACCACCAGTCAAGAAGAACAGGCCGCTCAAGCGGCCTTTTTTTCGCCTGGAGAAAGTGAGCGAACATGAAAATCGAGACGATTGAAACGCTTGCCACGGCGGGAAACAAAACCACGATGGCCGGTGCTGCGATGGGTGGGGTAGGGGCCTTCATGGCGTCCAACCTCATCGGCATCATCGGGGTGCTGGTGGCCATTGTGGGGGCTTTGGTGAACCTGCACTACCGGCGCAAGGCGAATGCGCGCCATGAGGCGGAGCACGAGCTGCGCATGGCGCGGCTGCGCCGGGGCATGGACACGCCGGACACCGACCTGGCCGAGCAGGGGGTGGACGAATGAGTGCCTCCAGCTCTGCCTTCACCGACCGCAGCCTGCGCTACTTCCCCCACCTGGTCGGCTCCCTCGCCCTGGCCAGCGCCGCGGTGCTCACCTTCCTCGGCCAGTGGGAGCCCGATCAGCGCGACCCCGGCCTGGTCTATGCGGACAAACTGGCCGGCGGCCTGCCCACGGTGTGCAAGGGCATCACGCGGCATGTGACCCGCACGCCGGTGGTCGTGGGCCAGCGCTGGACGCCGGCGCGCTGCGCGCAGGAAGAGGGCGCAGCCATCGAGGTGCTGCAGCTGCGCCTGGCCCAGTGCTTCACGCGGCTGCCACCACAGAGCGTGTTCGACATGGCCACCAGCCATGCCTGGAACAACGGCGTGGGCAACACCTGCGCCAGCCAGGCCATGGTGGCGTGGAATGCTGGCCACTGGGCGCTGGGCTGCTGGCGGCTGGGCGTGTCCGACAGTGGCAAGCCCGTGTGGAGCTATGTGCGCACGGGTCGCATGCTGCCCGATGGCAAGCCCGAGATGCGCTTTGTGCAGGGCCTGGCCAACCGGCGTGCGGCGGAGACGGCGGCGTGCCTGCAGGGGCTGGAGGTACGGCCATGACTGCGGTGGTGGATATCGTCCTGGGCATGGTGCTGCTGACCATGCCGCCCACGCCTCAGCCGGTGACCTACACGGCCACATCGGGCGCCACCACGCTGGGCTACAGCAGCGTGGCGGGCTGGGTGCCTGCGCAGCAGTGCTTCAACCGCTGCCGCACCACCGCGAACGAGCCAGTGCTGCTGCTGCGCGGCGAGCTGTCGCTGGCGGACATGGCGGACCTGGGCATCGTGGTTCGCCGCGACGGTGTGCCCGTGCTGTCGTTCTGGCGCTTCTTCGGCAATGTGCCTGTGGCCTATGTGGAAGGGGGGCGGTAGTGGCACCGCTGCTCATCACCCACACCGCTGCGGCCGTGCTCGGCGCGGCCTTGGCCGCCACCGCAGCCTGGCAGGTGCAGGACTGGCGCCTGGGTGGCCAGATCACCAGCCTGCAGGCCACCCATGCCACCGAGCGTGCACGCGCCAGCCAAGCCGCATGGGCGGCAGAGCGCGCCGCTGCCATCCGATACCAAGGAGCCCTCAATGTTGCACGCACCCGTGAAGCCGCTTTGCAGCGCGATGCTGCCCGCGCTCGCGCTCTGTCTGACGGCCTGCGCGAGCAAGCCGCCGACGCCGCCCGCCGCATTGCCCATGGCGCTGCCCCCGCCGCCGTCGCTGAGTACGCCACTGCCGTCGGTGAGCTATTCGCTGACTGCAGCCGAAGCTATCAAAGCCTGGCGCGCCAGGCAGATGGCCACGCGGCTGATGCAAGAGCCCTCAGTGAGGCCTGGCCAGCAATGACGACCCCCTGAGTCGCTTCGCGCCTTCCCCCTGAAAGGGGCGCCACCAGTGCGGCGGGGCGGCCGTTGCACGGCGGCCCTGGCTTGGCCGCGCCGGCTTCAGACGCCGCTGCGCAATGCGCCGTTCTCGACTCAGTTGCAGGCGATGGTGCCTGGTGCCCCTGCAATCGCGGCGTACCGGATCTGGAACGGCTGCGCCAGGTTGATGCTCGACGGGAAGGCCGAGAACACGGCCTGCTTCTGCGTGGGCGAGGCGATGGTGCCGACGCCGGACCAGCCGCCCTGGGGCGTGAAGAGGGCGGTGCCAGCGTCGTAGGTGTACTGCGACACGGCCACCGAGGTGGCGCCCTGCACGAAGAAGAAGCTGCCGCTCAGAAAGCCCGGGTTGCCCGATGCGGCTGTGAGCAGCATGGTGACCTTTTGCGTCTCGGGGTTCACGCCGAAGTCGGCCAGCAGCATGCCGTTGGCGTTGTTCGACAGCGCGCCGGCGCAGGTGCGCGATGCGGCTGCCACATTGGTCACCTTCACCGTGTAGGTGCTGGTGATGGTCTTGCCCTGCAGCAGCACGCTGGCGGTGAACACGGCGTTCACATCGGCCGTCTGGCTGGCGGCCAGGAACACGCCCTGCGGCGTGATGGTGCCGGCCGAGGCGGGCACCACGCTCCACACGGCCACGGTGGGGCTCAAGCTGCCGTCGGCATTGCGCACGGCGGCAGACAGCGTGATGGTGCCGGCCTCGCTGACCGTGGTCGGGCCCGAGATCTGCAACTGCGCTGCCGTGCTGGCGGCCACGGCCTGGGGCACGAAGTGCAGGGACTGCGGGTCCCATTTGAAGGTGACATCCCACTCGCCCGCGCCGGGCACTTTGAGGCGCTTGACGGTGAACGTGTCGACCGCATCGGTCTGGTAGCCGGACTGGGTGAGGTCGATGTCGATCGCCGCCGAGGCGGACATCGACAAGGTGGTGGCCGCAATGGCGGCGCAAATGGCTTTGAGCTGGGTTGGTGCCTTCATGAACGATCCCTTGTTATGTGATTTTTGGCGGCTGATCGTAACGGGCGAAGCCCTGTGCGCCGCTGCGCTGTCGTATTTGCGCCAAGCAGGCAAAGCCCTGGCGGGGCCCCGGCTGCGGGGCGCTTTCTTCTGCCTGCGCCGTGGCATGCCATCACTCCACAACCCAGTACCGGCGCTGCCTGCAGGGCCACAGCCAAGTTGCCGTGCCGCCACCGTGGCAAGCGCGCCAAGCCCCTTCAACCCTTGAGTTCTGCCCATGCAAGCACACACGCAGTTACACCTTTGTACCCACCTGCACAGCGCCGCAGGTGCCATGGCCCTGACCATGCCCACGCGCACCATCACCAGCATCCGTGCCGGCGGCCTCAAGTCGCGCGTGGAAAAGCTACTGCACAGCCAGGCCGGCCAGCCGCTCACGCTGGGCGAGATCGGCGCCGCGCTGGACCTGCCCAAGACCTCCCACCCCGAGATCAGCAGCTGCCTGGCCAAGCTGCGCGAGGCGGGCACCGTGCAGTCTGCCCCCGGCCCCGCATCGAGCGCGCGCGGGCGGCGCCAGGTGCAGCGCTACAGCATCCTGCTGCGGCGCGTGGGGGGCGATGTGCGCGTGTCGGAGATGGATGCGCGCCGAGCACTTGCAATGGCCCGCTGATTGCCCATCAGGAGACTTGCCCATGGACGTTGAACACCACAGCGAAGAAGACCTGCACCTCATCGAACTGCAGGCCCCGGGCAGCGTGCCCCTGCACGCCGGCGTGTCCGCGTCGGGCCTGGTCTACCTGCGTGGCGACCTGCACCCGCTGGGCAGCGCCACGGCCCTCATCAAGGCCGCGCGCGAGCACGTGCCCTATGCGGCGCTGGGCGCGGTGAACGTGCTCTTTCCGGCCGACTGGCTGCGCAGCGAATGCCTGCACGACGCAGACCGCCTGCGCGTGATTGCTGCGATGGAGCGCTTGGTGCGCGGGGCGGGGGCGGCATGACCGGCGAAGTTGCCCAAACCCCTGGTGCCATGATGCGTGTCGACCCCATTTACCCCATCGACCCCGCCGATCAGCAACTGCAGTTCACGCTGATGGCGGCCGATGGCCAGACTGGCAAGGCCGCCGCCCCAGCAGCAACCCCGCAGGCCGCGCGGCCCGGCCGCGCTCCGCGGCTGAGGGCGGTGGCGAGCGCTGTGTCTGACCCGCAGGCGGCAGGCCGCCCACCCGGCCTGGGTGTGGCACCTGGCCCCACACCGGGCGACAGTGTCACCCAGGACATGGTGGTGCGCGAACTCGCGGGCATCGCCTTCTTCGACATCCGCAAGCTCTTCAACGATGATGGCAGCCTCAAGCGCGTGCAGGACCTCGACGGCGCCACCGCTGCGGCCATCGCCTCTATCGAAGTGGTGGAGATCGGCCCCGGCGGCCAGCTGGAGCTGGGCAAGAAGTTCAAGTCGCCCGAAAAGCTCAAGGCCCTGGACTTGCTGGGAACGCACCTGGGCATGTTCGCCAAGAAGGCCGACGACGCGCCCGACCCCTTGCGCAAGGCCCTGGCCCAGATGCCCGCCGACCGCGCCGAGGGCATGCTTGCGGCGCTGGAGCTGGTGAAATCGATCAAGGGGAAGTCGCACGGTGGTGCATGAAATGAAACACCCCCTGAGTCGCTTCGCGCCTCGGTGCGCCCACCAGAGGCGGCCGCTCTTCGTTGCCGTCCAGGCCTGCGCAGGCAGGCCTGGAGCCGCGACCCTCAGCCCCTCTCTCTCCTCGCTGCGCGAGTCGGGAGGGGGACGCCCCCGGTGCGGCGGGGCGGCCCTTGCATGGGGGCACTGGTTTGGGCCGCGTCGGTTTCATGCTCAGCGGGTGGCGCGCAGCGCCATGGATAACTGACATGACAGGCCTGCCCGATGTGCTGGCCCACGCCTCCATCGAAGAGATCGAAGCCATCGAAGCCCTGCTGCGCGACAAGCTCGCCGGCTGGCGCATGCGCCACTTCTTTCAGGACGAAGGCCCCCTGCGCCGCGCGCTGTATGCGCGGCACCTGGCCTTCTTCAAGGCCGGCGCCACGCACCGCGAGCGCTGCTTCATGGCCGGCAACCGCGTTGGCAAGACCATCGGCGGTGCGTACGAAACCGCCCTGCACCTCACCGGCCGCTACCCCGCCTGGTGGGAGGGCCGGCGCTTTGCGGGCCCCATCCAGGCCTGGGCCGCTGGCAAGTCGCTGGAGACCACGCGCGACATCGTGCAGCTCGAACTCTACGGCCCGCCGGGCCAGCCCGGCACCGGCATGGTCCCCGCCGACGACATCGCCAAGGCCCGCCCCCGCGCCGGCGCCAACGGCGCGCTCGACTACCTGTGCGTGCGCCACCAGAGCGGCGGCGAATCGGTCATCGGCTTCAAGTCCTACGACCAGGGCCGCAAGGCCTTCGAGGGCACGGCGCGCCACTGGGTGTGGCTGGACGAGGAGCCGCCCGTGGCGGTGTACAACGAGTGCCTGACGCGCACCGCGACCACGCAGGGCTTGATTGCGATCACCTTCACGCCGCTGGAGGGGGCGACGGAGGTGGTGCTGGATTTCTTGACGAAGGGGGTGGTGGTGGGGGCTGATTGCGCAGCCCAGGGGGACTGACTTCCTTGCGTATTGATCGTCCTGTGATCAATAGGCAGGGATGATTGATCGCCCGCTACGAACCCGTGAACAGCCATGACAGCGCCCGCGTGCCCACCAGGGTGGAGTGCGCCGGGTCCATCAGAGCCCGGGAGCGTGCGCTGCGAGATGGTAGCGGGCTGCGCCGCCATGGTGTCAAGGCGCCTTCGGCCGGGGTTGCAGCAGCAGGGAGGCCAGGCCTTGCGCCGTGGCATTGCCCTTGGCTGCAGAAGCGCGGATGCGTTCGTGAATGTCGTGGGTTGCGTCCGCTACCGTGTTGGCCGGAGCTTTCTTTGCCGGCACTTTGACTGCGGCGGTGGTGGGCAAGTTCTTTTCTTTGGGCCCCGGCTTGGCAGTGTCGCGCTGGCGTGCAGCGCGTGACTTAGCGGCGGCGGCTTTGCGTTCTGGCTTGGGCGCCGCAACTGCGCGTGAAGCAGGCTTCTGCTGCAATGGCCGCTTACCTTGCCGGCGCACCCTGAGCACCTCGCGCTCCAGTGCCGCATGGTCCTGCAGCGGCGCCACCAGATCCGCCAAGCCATCGGCCTGGTTGATGAGCCACATGCACATCACATACGAGGCCATGGCCACGGACGGGTCGCCACGCTCGATGCGGGCCATGGTGGGTTGCGACACGCCCAGCTTGCTGGCCCACTGGCCCTGCGTTTCGCCCCGGCGCTTGCGCGCGATGGTGATGTTCAGGCCAAGCCGCTCGATCTCGCGCAGCACTGCTGAAGGGTGTTCCGAGTGAGGTGCGCTTTGTCGCGGCATTCATAGATATTAATGAAATTGCAGTTTTATGCAAATCTATGAATAAGTCTGCTCGCACGGAGCGCAACAGGCGCGACGAACTCAAGGCGACCGTGCATCTACCTATTTCGCATCTTTTGGAAGCACCCCATGAGCAAAGCCATCATCCAGGCCGGCTGGAACGACGTGCCCCATCTCGACGGGAAGACCAAGCAGGAGCTGGCCGAGAGCTTTCCCCTGCACGAGCGCGAGGCGCGCATGAATGGCGTGCCCGTGCTGGGCAGCGGCAAGGTGTTCCCGGTGGCCGAGGAGTCCATTGTGGTTGCACCGTTCGCGCTGCCCGCGCACTGGCCGCGCATCGTGGGCCTGGACTTCGGCTGGGACCACCCGGCCGCAGCCGCCTGGCTGGCGTGGGACCGCGACACCGATACGGTCTACGTGTACGACACCTTCCGCGTGCGCGAGACCAGCGTGGCCATGCAGGCCCCGCTGATCGCCGCGCGGGGCCGCTGGATGCCCGTGGCCTGGCCGCACGATGGGCTGCAGCACGACAAGGGCAGCGGCGAACAACTGGCCGGCCAGTACCGCACCCTGGGCGTGAACCTGCTGCCCGAGCGCGCCACGTTCGAAGACGGCAGCAACGGCCTGGAGGCGGGCATCAGCGACTTGCTCACCCGCATGCAGACCGGGCGCTTCAAGGTGTTCAGCACCTGCGGCGACTGGCTGGAGGAATGGCGCCTGTACCACCGCAAGGATGGGCTGGTGGTGAAGTTGCGTGATGACCTGCAGAGCGCCACAAGGTATGGGGTGATGATGCTGCGGTTTGCGGTGGTGGAGCCGCGGGGATCGACGTTGGGGAGTGGGGTGGGCGGTGGAGGGTATGGGGGGAGGAGAGGGGGATACTGAGGAGCAGGCATTTGCCACCTTGCCTGCTGTCACTGTTGGTTAGGTATCTTGTCCGAACGGGCTAATCGAGCGCGATGGTCGAAGCCTCCGGATAGAGGTTCGGCAACAGAATGTTCAGCCCGGACATCGGAAAGGCGATGCTCAACTCCCCCCTGTGTCCTTCGCTCTTGAGCAGCCCGTCGCTGAGGAAGCGTGACACCACCTTGCGGCCGGTGCGCTCGCCCAGGCCGGTCATGCGGATGAAGTCTCCGCGCGCCATGGCCCCGCTGACGGCGACGGTCTGCAGCGGCAAAACGGCCTCTTCGCGGTACTCCGTGATCCCCTTGGTGACGCCCTCGACCATGACGTAGGCCCGCAGGCGGTCCTTGAGCTGGGGCAGGTCGAGCATGGAGCCCATGAAGTTCACCTGGTCCTCGCACAGCCCGACGAAATAGCGGCACCACTCCCAGAGCATTTTCTGGCTGAGGTTGCCTCGCCCGTCCAGGTCGCCTTGGCGTGGGCTGTCCGCGCCGTCGAGCAGCTCGTAGTAGCGCTCGCGCTGGCGCGCGAGCCCGCGGTTGACCGACCACAGGCCGCCGCTGATGGGGAGCAGGGCACAGTGCGTCTGCAGGCGCACTGCACGGCCGTTGCCGTCCTCGAAGGGGTGCGCCCAGGCCATGCGGTGATGGGCTGCGGCAATGGTGTGGATGACGGCGTCTACACCGCGCAGTTGGCTGTACACCTCGTCCATGTGGGCAAGAAAGCGGGGCACGGACTGCCAGGCCGGCGGCTGGTGGCGGCCCACGGCGACGTCATGCACCCGCAATTCACCGGGTTCTACCCGTCGACCGTCCTCGGTGAGGCGGTCTTCGGTAGGCAGCCGGCTGTACAGGCTCTTGTGCGCCTGGCACAGGAAGGCGCTGCCCAGCGCGGCGGCTTCGGTGGTCACGCTCTGTTCCAGATCGCGCTCTGCTTCGATGTGTGCAAGCGCCACGCGCTGGCGCCTGGCCACGTCGGGCTTTTCCGAGAAGTCATGCCGCAGTGCCCGCTCGATGTTGGCCGGGTGGGTCGCTTGCCCCTCGATGCCGTTTGAGTAGTAGGAGTTCATCGAGCGCACGATTTCGCGCAAGGCGGCTCTCGCTTCGGTGCTGGCGGCAGCCTTCAGTGCGGCAGATTTTTCAAAGACCCGCCGCGTGGCCTCGCCCAGCTCCGCCAGGCCCTGGGTGGGCAGAAGTGGTTCGAACTGGTGCGGCTGGTCGTAAGCTGCAACCGGAGTAGGTTTAACGGACAT